CATCTCGTTTTGTGGGATGTAGCTGCCGGGGCTGGATTCATTCGGCACATAGGGAAACGCATTGACAACCGGCGTGCCGTGACGCATGACGTACAGCCCGCCGCACACATCCGCATCCAGGCTGCTAAGTTTCTGCAATGCATTCGCGGGTGCGATGATGTCCGACTCGACAATCAGCATGGCGTCATAGTTGCCGTTGAGAAAATGCTGGCGCGCTTTGGTGAGGTTGTGCCAGATGTTGAAGTAGCCGCGTTGTACGTCCTGGCTGTAAGGGTTATCGCGCGTCAGATACCAGTCGATAGGGGCGTCCCACTCCAGCGCAAAGAGGGATTCTCTTGTGGCGCGCTCAAAGCGATACGTCGGGCACACAGCCAACACGCGCAAGCGCTGGAGTGGGACGCGCCAGTCGTGACGATCTACAACCACCGCCTCATCGGGGCAGTAGCGATAGAACGGCGACGCCTGCACGATGCGCTGTACGTCAGGGGCGAGCGCCGCCAGATCCGCGCTCGTCAAGTCACGGCGCGGCACCTGGACCAGATACCCACCACCGACGTACTGCATTCCCATTGGTTATTGGCTGATTACGCAGCCGACCCCGTGATGATTTCCAGGGCAGCCGCACGCTGCAACAGGAAGTCCACGCGCATGATTGCGCGGATGAGCGTCTGGTTGTTGGCAAACGCGCTACCGGCCACGTTCGACGCCGCAATCTCCAGTTCCTGCCGGTCGCCGATGACGGCGTTGGGGCAGTACAGCACCAGAATGTCGGCGGTGCTGGAGGCGATTGGAACGGCGGTTGTCGTGAACACCGGCAAGCCTAAGCGCGCCGACACACGACCATTCAGGGCGGTATTGAACAGCGCCGGGTCATTGACCACCTGGCCGCCCGCGCTCAGAAAGTCGCCGGTTGAGCCGACACGCGCGGTCAAGGCAGTAACCACGACGCCGGGGTTGGTCACAACCGCAATATTCTTCTGCGGGATTTTGGCTTTCGCCATGCGGCCCACAGCCTTCAGCACGGCGGTGTAGAAGTCGTCGGTGGAGATGGCCGTCGAGGTCACGCCCGCCAGCTTGGTGATGCCACCGGGAACGGTGCTGGACGATGTGCCGTAGAAGAAGGCAGAGTCATGCGCCTCACCAATCGCGCCGGCCAGCCCGTCACGAACGTACTGCTCGACGCCGGGATTGGAGTCCATGAGCAATTGGTTGGAGAGCGTGCCCAGCGCCGTCAAGTTCTTGGCGGTCAGCGTCTTGCGCGCCGTGGTGGCGTCACCGGCAGACGTGGCGGAACTATTCTCCGCGCTCCAGCCCGCCGTGAACGCGCCGATTTCGGGCGCATCGCAGATCAGCCCCGGCATCGGGTAGACGTTGACCTTGGGCAGATTGCGCGAGATCACTTCCTGATACAAGGCTTGCGTGACCAGGTTCGTCTGGATGCGCGGGATGAAGTGCTCACCCGTCGCGCTGTTCGCCGTAGTCGCCATCGCCTTAAAGGCTTTGACCGCTTCCTGCGTGCCGTCAAATTCCAGTTCGCCCTCTTCGGTCGGGTCGAGGTGGAACCGGATGCCATCTTTGCCCGCGCCCAGATAGAGTGCGGTCTTGACGGCCCACCAGATCGGCGTCGGCGTCTTGGCGTGCTTCTCGCTGTGAATCACGGCGGGCACAGCCATTGGCGGGCGCTGCATGGCCTTGAATGCATTTTCCATTTTCTCGCCTGTCGCCTTGGCAGCCTGCACGGCGGCGGCCTTGACCGCCTCGTCCAGTTGTGCCTGGGTGTAGGCGACAGCGGGCGCTGCAACAGCGGGCGGCTCGGCAACCGGCGTTACCGGCTGCACGGGTTCAGCAGCTTTGAACGCTGCAATTTTCGTATCGACTTCCGCGTCAACAAGCGCGGCCAGTTCTTCGGGAGTCATGTCAATTTCCTCTTGTCAATAGCCTGCTGCGTCATACTGGCGATGAGGGCTTGCAAGTCCTCTTTGGACAGCGTGAGCACGTCGGCCTTTGTGGGTAGGGGCTGCGATTCCACAAGCTTCCCGGTCGCTGTCGCAGCGGTCATGTCGTTGCCGGGGGGTACATCAGAGGGCAGCTCGTTCATCATTTCGTCAAGCATGGCTTTCATCGCCAGCAGGCGCTTGCGGTTCCTCTCCGCAAACACCGCGCCGGCTTTGGCCGCTGCCTCGCCCGATTGCTGATCGGCTTCCTCTAGTTCACTCATATAGGCTTTCGCCGCGGCAAACGCCACGGCGCGCGGGTTGATGGCGACGTTGGAGCCGGCGTCCATCAACGACAACGCAAAAATAGGCCAGTTGGTCACGGTGCCGGGTTTGCCCACGATGCCCGTAGGCCGGACGAGATGCCCGGCGCTATCGGAACTCACGGGGATGGCTTTACCCTTCAGGGCGTCAGACCATAGCTCCTGGGCCTTGGCTTGCGCTTTGTCCAGGTAGCCCTTGAATTTGTGCGCGCCTGCGGACAAGCCCTGATAGACCGCCTCGCCAATGCGCTGCACCTTGTCGGCGGCCTTCTCTGCAAAGCCGTGGTAGTAGTAGAGCGGGATGCGGTCGCCGGGTTGCAGGTCGATGTTGGTATCCGCGGTGAAGGTCTGCCCCTGACGATCCGTACCCAGCGGCAGGCCGTCGATGTTGAGCACCCATTCCTCATCGGCTTTGGTGGCAATCCCGTAAGCGATTTCAGTCTGTGCGGTTTCGTTTGACATATTCACTACCGCTTGCACTAGCGCTAGACAACAAAAAAGCGGGGCAACAAGTAAGTCCATTTCTGGATTCACTTGTTGCCCCGCCGTTACTGCGAAACAACTACGCGATACTGAGCCTCATAACTATCTCGGCGCATCTGCGCCACGTATCGCGCTATTCAGTTAAGGTCAAGTTTAGCCCGTTTGTTCTGCGCTGTCAACGCCTTTGTGGGCGATCACCTTCAGGTATGCGCGCGCTCGCTGTTCCGGCGTGGCGTCCACCAGCTTCCATAGGTCATCGCTAGCCCATTCCTCATCCGAGTCTTTGCCCACAAGCACCGCAATGTATTCCTCTGTTAGCCCTTCGCGCTCGATGTGGGCTTGCAGCGTCCACACTGCCGCGAGATCATGCGCGTAGTCGGGCGGCGTGGCATTCGGGTCTATCTCCTCGATTTCATGCGTATTAGATGATATAAATCCACTCAAGCCATCCGGCGATTGCCAGGAATCATTCACGAGCCTTGTGCGCGTGCCTACCCACCCCACTTGCTTTGCGCACGCGAGATTGAGCTTGTTTGTGGTGAGCGCATCGATCTGCGCATCGGTGAGCTTGACGCGAAAGGCCATAGGCTGATTATCCATCACCCTGAAATCTTATCCACCACGAGTCGCCCAATCCGTGCAATCATCGCGCGGCGCTGCGTAGCTGTCGCATCCCAAGCCCGCTGCATAAAGTCGTTCGGCTTGGTGCCTGGATGGTTGACGCGCTTAGCAAAGTGATCTTCGCCGCCGCCAACCCAGTGTAGCCAGCCGCCACGCTTCTTCGGCTCGATGACATGCCGCCTGGAACCAAAGAGAATCGTCTTAATGACCACTTCGGGACGTTCCGCGCTGCCTATCTGCACCACAAGCTCCATGTCCTTGGTGCCCCGCCCGGTGATCTTGTATTTCACCGACTGCGCAGTCAAGCCCTCATCGCGTGGTGCTTCACGCTGGATGGCGATCACCAGGATGGAGCCGTATTCGTCTAGCTCTTGCTCTGCCGCGTCAATCTCGGCTTGCTTGGCTTTGGACAAACGCCCGCGAATCTCGGACAGGCGGCCAGGGTCAATAGTGATGAGATTCGTCGCCATTACGCGATCACCACCTTGACATCCTTGTGCGCGTAGGGCTTGCCGTTGACGATAATCACCGGCTCGGCTTTCGTCGCCGTGAACGTTTCAAACTGCCCAAAGCGCTTGATCGATTCGATTACCCCTTCGCCATCCGGGGTAATGGCCGACATCCCCACGAAGTCAAAGACGGGAATGGTCGTGATGGCCTTCGCACTTTGCGCGGGCGCGGCCTGCGTCGGCGTTTGCATCATCGGCTGTGGCATGGGCGTCATCTGCGCAAGCTGCATAGGCACCTGTGGCGTTGTGGTTTCTACCAGGGGCTGCCCTGCCATTTCCTGCCCCTCACCGGACACGCTTTCCGGCTCGGCTTCCTTGCCGGTTTCCTCGTTGATGGCTGTCGTCTCAACGTTGCGCTTGGCAATCACAAGCAGCACGTTATCGGCGGCGTCATTCTCAATCTCCTCTTCGCCGGTGTACTGGCGCGCTTCGTTGACCGACCAAATCCCGCCATCCACCGCCTGCGTCGCCGTGGATACATACGCCTGCTGGACCTGGGCCTCTTGCAGCGCGTCGGCTTGCAGCGCGGGCACCTCACTCACGTCATGCGCGAGATAGAGCGATTCGTCTTTCGCCTCGGGCCAGTCCTGCCACAAGAGGAAGTACGTCATGCACTCTTCGATGCGCTTCAGTTCAGGGAGTACCCACGTCACCCAGAAGTTGGTAGACTGCTGCGCGGCGTTGGCGAGAATCGAGGCGTCGGTATAGTCGCCGCCGATAGAGGGCGGCACGCGGTAGCCCGACATGATCTCTTTGATGAGGCGCATAGAGCGCTGTTCACGCTGCTGCTGCTGCGCGGTAAGCACGCCCGCCTTGTAGTCAAAGCCCGGCCCCAGGAAGGCATCGCGCCCGGCGTTGGCGGGGTTGGCGCGCATCGAGTCCCATTCGGCCATGAAGCGTTCGGCGTCCACCTGCATCTGCTCAAAGTTGGTCGAGATGATGCCCCCGCCCTGCCCGCCGCGGCGGTCGATACCCTGCTGGGCGATGTCGGCCATGTTGTAGCTATTGATCGAGTTGAGCGCCGTGGAGGTGGGCGCGCGCCCCAGGATCGGGTTATCATCGTCAGGGTAGTAGATGCGCAGCACATCCCTGGCGTCATACGGATACTGCCCCATGTACTCATAGCCCTTGCAGAACACCTGTGCATCCGGCACCGGCACCGTGTATTGCGCTAGCAGCACATAGAGTTCGGCGGGCTTGTCGTCGCTGCCTCTCACCTTGTGCGTGTAGGCCGTGCCATGCAGGGACAATTGCCGCTCCAGTTGTTCGCGGTAGCTGATCTTGTCCAGGTTGATCGGGTTCACATCGGTGAGCAGCGCCAGCACCGGGTGATCGGTTTGCTCTTCGGCGTCTTCCAGCTTGTCAAACGCAGCCTTGACCGCGGCGTACTGCTGGGCCTGGGCGCGTATCCAGCCCGTCGTATGTGTGCGTGCTGTTCGGGCGCGCGCTTTGGCGGCCATCTCCGGCGTGCGCTTGTAGAGCTTCAGCGGCACGCTGGCAATCGTTTCACTTCGCGCGGCCACGCAGTTGGAGGCCCAGGTGTTGTACTTGACCGCCATGATGCGCCCGGTCGGCGTGTCGCTGTAGATGAAATTCTGTCGTCGTATGGCATCGTTGCCGCTCAACCACATTTGACTGTAATTCATCTGGGGGAACGCGCCGTAACTCTGCGAGGCTGCCATCATGCCCGGCGAAGCCTTGGCGGCGTCGGCGCTGACGGTACTAACAGCAGCAGGCGCGGTAGTGGGCACAGGCTCCCCACGGCCAAAAATGCGTTGCAAGAAATTCGCCATTGTTTCCTTCTTATCCTCCACCAAAGCCATATTTGACGACCTGGAACGATGCCAGCACGACCGCGTCCCCACAGTCCGGGCTGCGGCCAATGCGCTTTTTGATCTCGTCCTTGTCTTCGATCTGAATACCCGCCGGCCCGATCTCGTAACGCGCGCTGCACAGGTCGGCCAGTAGTTCCCGGTCATACGGCAGCGCGATGTCGTTGCCCGTTTCAGGGTCGAGCGCTTCGCGGAACTTCCAATACATCTCCGCGCGCTTGTTGCGAAACTTGAATCGCCCTGACTTGTCCGTGAGTAAGGACTTCTCCGCGAAGTTGATGCCCACAACGCCGCTACCGCCTGGTGCCACACCGCGCGCCTCACGATCTATCTTGATCTTCGCCCTCAGCGAGTCATAGACGCTTGTGCCAATGCCGATCACGTCAAGCGCAACGACCGCCTCATCCTGGCGCGCGAGCAATACAAAGTCCGCCGCCGTGGGGCCATCGGGCACCTGCACCCCCGCGTACTTGATGAGTGGTGCGTACCAGTTGCCCGCACGCGGTGCGATCACCATCTTGTCCCCACCGCCGCGGGCCGGGTCACAGCCCAGCGTGGTCATCTTGAGTTCAGGTCGGGGCGCCGTCTTGCCGCGCTCCATCGCCGCCTGTACCCATGCCGTCGGGATGACCTGATACGGGTTGTCTTGGGCCTTGGCGTTGAACTTGCCATGCAGCAGTTGACTCCGTAGAGGCTCAGGGAGTGATTGCAGAATGCCCAAGTAATCGGTATGGGCCAGGTAGGGGTTATCGGTGACCAGGGCGGGAATAAAGGTGCGGCTCCTGGGCACAATGATGCTGCCTTTGTATTTAAACTGCTTCCCATCTTCAACCTCTTTATCCTGGTCCTCGATGCGGGCGTACCATCGCAACTGACCAGGCCGCGCGGGATAAGGGTGTTGATCGTTGAGCCACGGCCCCCAGTAATCCACGATCCACTCGCCTTCGCTGGACGTGGGCGGGTTGCCGCCAGCAAGGACGCGGCAAGGCTGATCGGGAATCACGGTGCGATTCCACGCATTGCCAAATCGATATTGCGACTCCGTAAACTCTGGCAACTCATCCCATCCTTTCAGGTCGTGCGGGCGTCCCTTCCATCGGTTCTTCGATTCCTCGTACTGCATCGCGCCAAATTCAAGCGTATGCTTGCGGGACATTCGGATGATGTGATCCTGCCCGTTGTAAGGCGCCTTGTTGCCCGTAATCTCTTTTGCCCTTCCAACAATGTCTTTAAGCTGTCCATACTCACGCCTGAAAATGACTGATTTACTGTGTAACTCAACAGCAGCACCAATGAGCAAATCACTCTTGCCGCCGCCCGCTGCGCCGCCATAGAACAATTCATCCGCTGGGCTCAGTAGCGCCGCCCATTGCGCCGGGTTCTGTGGTATCCACTGTGCTTTGCCCGCCTGGATGCGCAGAAAGTAATCCTGCACTGAGCGCGGAAGCGAATGTAGATAGTGCTCGATCCCGCTGTTCGTCTGTAATACCGCCTCCATATTCCTTATCACCGCTTGGGTCCGTCAACGCCGTCTTGTCCACAAATACGCCGTGCACGCGGGCCATTTGCACCAATGCCGCCTGTGCGTCATACAATTCAACGCTGGCATGTTCGGTGAGCTTCTCGCTTTCCTCCGTCGTGATCGTGGTTGTGGTGTAGGTGTATTTCTTTAACAGATGCAACACGCCGGCTTTTTCGGCTTTGGCAAGATCAATCGTTTTGTCGTTTGGATTGATGAAATCCGCCATCGTGCCGCGCCCGTGCTCTGTCAGCCTTACCTTGACCTCATCGGCGCTCATCTGCAAGCTGGATAATCGCTGGGAAATCGCCTCGATTATTTCAACTTTTTTCAATAAGTTGAACCCAATCTGGCCGGCTGTCTTGGGCGAGTAACCAGCACGGCGCGCGGCTTCACTCGCATTCCATGTGATGATGTAATGCTCGATAAACGCGCGCTGCTTGTTGCTCAGGCTCATACCAATTCCGTCCAACCTTTGCCCCACTTGGCGCGCAAGCGTGAATCGTCCGCGTCCCACACATGGCCCATGCGCTGCGCCGTTACGCTGCCGATGTGATGCACGTCCAGCCAGTCGCATACGGCGTACTTCATCTGTAACTCGCGCCCGCGCTTGCACCAATCCACGTCGGCAAAATAGCCGTTAAACTGCTCATCAAACCCGTTCAGGTCACACCAAGCGTCCATGCTCACAAGTGGGCAGCACCAGTCAATCCACGACACGGCGCGAATGCCACCGGCGAATCGATGGAACGCTGCGTGCGGGCTATTGAACGCAGGAGTCACGACGCTATAGCCGTAGTGCTCCGCCACGTCCGCCAGCTCGCCTAACATCGTGGGCGTCACGCCTTCCACGTCGCTATTGAGCATCCACACGTAATCCGCGCCCAGGTGCCCAAGCGCCATCATCGCGTCGTTCCACCCACCGGCGAACCCGCGCGGGTCGGGTAGACGGATGCGCGCGCCGTCGATGGGCGGGCATGAGCCGTTATCGACAATTGCCACGTCCGGCAACTGCGCCCGCATGGCGTCGGCCAGATCGGGCGTGTTGTAAACCAGCGTGGCAGCCATGACATTTAGTGCCATTCTTCCCCCCATAGCGGTAGATTCGCGTGATACGCCGTAATGTGACTATCGGCAAAAACGCGACAACCAGAATCGCGCGCCTGCCTGAAAAGGCTTCGGTGCTCCACCTCATCCCCGTCGGGCGCATAGCGGCAGCCCGCGGTGTAGTAGTAAGCAGGCATCAGGTATACGCTGCCTACAGAGTCCATCTCCATCAAGCCCGCCGCCAAGCCTTCGGCGTCGGTGTACGGCGGCGTGGGGCTGAAGCACGCACCGTTGCGCACAAATCCGCCGTAGTCATAGAATCGGTCGGTGCCTTCGATCAGCACAAACGGCGCAGCGGCGCCATAGCGTCCGCCGGTAGATAGTAACCGCTCGATCAAGTCAGACGGGTAATCGACAATATCGACATCCACCCAAAGTACGTGCGTGTGGTGAGGCTTCAGGTAGAAGTCGATGAGCGTATTGCGCGCAATGGCGTTCGCCGCGTATTTGCCCAGCCCCTGCACGCCGATAGCGTTGCGCAGCACTACGCGCTCTTTGTCTGCATACGTGAGCGCGTCATAGAGTGCCTGGCTGCGTGCGACAAAGGCGGGCTTGGCGCTCATGCGACACGGGGTAGCAACAAGAACAATCATCGGCCCACCACCTTCAGGTATGAGTTGTCAGCCTCACTCATCGTGAGCGGCCTTACCGGATCGTCCAGATGCTGCACGCGGATGCTGGTATCGACCAGCCACTCAATCCCTTGATGCACTTCCAAGTCCGCGCCAAAGCAGGGGTCTTCAGACAAGCTCACGTCCCGATGGATGGGATGGGCGCCCCATCGGAAAGGTGTACACACAAAGGCATCGCGCCGGATGAGTGTACAGCCCAGCGTGGCATGGGCGCACGAAAGGAGATCGCCCTTACGCCAGCGTTCACCAAAAACATACTCCGCGTGGTTGTGCGCGCCCCGGCCTGGCACAAGCGCGCTAATCAGCGGAACGTTATGAGCCAACAGCCGCTGCAATGTGTACGGATCTACTACCACGTCCGCATCAACGAAAAACAGGTGCGATGCGCCGCTGGCTATAGCGAATGACATTGCCATGTTGCGGGCCACACAGATAGGCTCCAGGCGCGTCGAGTCCTGATCGCGCTGGCTGCGTTTTGCCCAGGTTGAATCCCGGCTCCAGGTATCTATGTCGTAGGGACGGCCCGATGCTTGCAGAAGGTATCGCAGGGGCGTCCAGCGCTCGCCGTTCCGCTCGCCCGTTTCAAGGTTGATGTAGAAACGGCAGTCGCCGTCGAGTGCCAGCATCGCCGGCGGGCCGATGTGCTGGCTGTTTCGCTTCAGGTCGCAAAGCAAAGTGGCACAAACAATCATGGCTGTTCGTCCGGTTGCACAGAGCGATAGAACATATTCGCCCCGTGATGTACAGGCGGCGGGTTAGGATCGGGCGGCGGGGTGCCGTAGATACGCAGGGTGTCCAACACGGCGCCGCCTGTTCGGCCACCCGCGGCATACAGCTTCCCGTCAATCACCACAAGCGCGAAGCGCTGGCGCACGTTGCCGGTGTCATCAGTGCCCGCGCTCCAGGTGTCGTGAGTGAGGTCATAGACGCGCATCGTGTCCAGCACAGCGGCATTCGTACTGCCGCCAAACACATACATGGACGAGTCGATGACCACCGCGCCGTGATCGGTTCGCACATGGCCCGTATCCGTTGCGCCGCCACTCCAGGTGTCGGTGTTCACGTCATAGATGCGCAGCGTGTCCAGTGTTCCGCTATTGCCGCCGCCGCCAAACACGTATAACTTGCCGCCGTACGCCACCATCGTATGCCGCGCGCACTCGTGGCCGGTATCGGGCGTCAACTCCGCCCACGAATCATCGCCGGGGTCATACACCCGGAGATTGGCGATAAAGTTGAAGTCGTTCGCGTTGTCAAACCCGCCGTGGACATAAAGAAGGCCGTCCAGCACCGCCATACCGAAGCCGAGATTGGGCGTGCCACTGGTGCCCGCGCTCCAGGTATCTTCTGCTG